CATCTATTTACCCCGTTAATAGTAATAGTCTAGTTAGTTTTTTTAATTATGATCTTTTACCAAAGTCATAATTCCTATTCATAAAATCTGGTTTGTATTCTTCAGGATCACTCGGACTTTTCCAAGTAGGTGAACCTGTAACACCCCACATATCGCCAAATAGTGATGCTTGCCTCATTGTGGATGATGCATCATAATAGTCAGCTTGATCCACTACAGATTGTCTCAAACCTTTGAACATATCTTCAGCTTTTACAGTATCCTGTGTAGCAGCTAATGCTTGACTTGCACGATCTTTAGCATTGAATAACTTTTGGGAACGTGCCCAATCAGCTTCATTCTTTGCTTTATATTGATCTGTAGCATTAGAGATGAAATCTGGGCCATCACGAGTATCGACTACTGGTTGATGGATTACTTGTCCTGGAACATGTTGATTCTGCATTGAGGATCGATTTCCAAAAGTATTTTCAGCTCGTGTATCGAGTCTTTTTTGATCCTGTAAAAACTTTGCAGTGCCGAGACCGTGCCTTTTTCCACTTGCTAATCCATAATCAGCAATCGCTTTATCGTCATATCCTTGATCTTTTAGATACTGAACGTCCCATTTGTTAAAACCTTTACCCATATCAAACTGTTCAATACCTTTTGTTTTATCCATATCGCCACGATAATGGGTTGTTCCATATTGGCTACTGTTTTTTATCGAATCGTGTACATTGTCTAAACCTCTAACATGCGCTCTAATTGCTTTATTAGATGCTCCTGATTTTTTCAAGTACTGTACATCCTGCATATCAAATATTTCACTTCCAGCTGCCTTGCTGTCGTAGTCTGATAAGTCTCCTGCAAAATCGAAGTTCTTAGATTGTAGTCCAGCTTTTGCTGCATCTTGATAATCGTATCTACCACCTTCTTCTAATCTATTATTGTATGACTGTGCTTTATACGTTTCAAGATTACTTAGATCGTCATATCCACGATCTTCCATTGCAGAGTATTTTTGTTGTTTCTTCTCTCTATCGGCAGCGGCAAATGGATCGTAAGCTTCCGTTAATCTATTAGTAAATCCATTACTTCCAGCTTTACGGATAGTACTTTTGCTTGCAGATTGCATCGCTACCTCTTTTTACTCTACAACGAGAAACTATCACTATTGTAGTCTAATTGCAAAGAGCCTCTTCTGAGAAGACCTCCCATTGTTAAGACCATTGAATCCACAGCATCATCATGTTGGGAATGCCCAAAGTTTAAAAGCTCTTCTTCAAGCACATCCCACTTGCGGTATTTATTCCAGACTACTCGTTTCTTTTCATATAGGCCAAGCACGCCACGTAGTCTTGCTAGTTTATCGCCTTTGAAACCTTTTACAGGTGAGCAGGTTAAATTATATAGAGACCTATCTTCAAACATAATGCGCTTAAAATCACCTTCAAATGATGTTTGATAAGCAACAGCTTCCGGCCAAATAATGCATGTAGACATTGTTGGAAAGAATTGCTCATCTTCATTTTCAACAAGGATATTCCAATCAGCAAGCATCTCGCAAAGTGTATCCATCTTTTCGATATTACCCATGCTTCTGCATCTACGCTGATCGATTAAGTATATTCTGTTGTTAGAAATGCCTCCAAGTGTAAAGACAGTCCAGTCGTTCTTTTCACCTAATCCACAACTAAGGTCGATACCTACACCTAAGCAGTCATATTCATCAGGCACTTCACCTCTAACAATAAGCTCAGGCGATATACCTACATCACTTGACTGTACTGCAGTGTTTAAGTACTGATAAGCAAATGCAATGCGATTCTCAAGCTTACGTTCGTTTAAGTATTTCATTGACCAAAACTCTGGCCAGTACGAACGACTTTTACCGTGCTCGTCAGTTATGACCGCTTTTTGAACAATTTGCTTCCAATTGTTTTTAGGGACGAAGAGAGTGGCGTGTACATCGTCAAAATGGAAGCGGGTTCCCAAACAGATAGCCCTCGCTCCTTGAAACATCGTTGGTGCGATAACGTTAGACCAAGTCTGTTCCATCTCGCGGCGAATGTCTGGGTTGTTGATCGAAGCGGCAGATTTGATAGGGTCATCAATAAGCACCAATTGTGATCGTTTAGAGGTGATTGCACCTTTGAGACCTCCACACGCAATTGTGAAAGCTTCTTCACCCGCTGTATCAATCCCTGCAAACTCATAATCAATACTCCAGTATTCGTCTGAACGTCTTAGTTTACTTAATCTGACCATGGGAAAAATCTCACGGTACTTGTTACTTGTTAAAATGCCTTTAATTGTTGCTGACTTTGCACGGCTAATATCTACCATATAAGCGATGTACAGTATCCTCAACATTTGCTTGGCAGCAGCATGTCGGCCAATCATCCAAGCTGCAAACAAACCAAGGACAGTGCTTTTGGCAGATCCCCGTGGTGCAAGGATTGAAGTGTTTGGTCCTCCGATACCTATTAGACATTCGCTGTCTTCTCCTGTACATAGCTCTGCATGCCACTCCAACATATGTTTAGCTGGAGCCTTGCCCATTGCTATACAAAAATCTTGAAAGTTATCTCGAGCTTTTAACACTTCTTCACTAGGTGGCTTAATTGTGACCTTAGTAGCAGTCATTAAAGCGCTTCGTCTATAAGCTAAGGCGGCGCTTGGGATTGCCATAGGTTTTTCACGAACTTATATATAGTCTATCTTCTTTTTCTTCTTTCTGCTGCAGATTGCGCTCGTCGGCTTCTAGCACGAGCTTTAGCTTTCTGTACTTTATTTTGTTGTCTAGTGATTGCAAATGCTATTCCCATAGCTTGTGCAAAGGCTTCTGCTTCTGCTGCCCGATTATCATACATTGAAAAACCTGAACCTATAGTAGGTACAGCAGGTTTGTTTGGTCGCTTTACTGTAAGATTTCGTATGCCAGGTAGTTCTGGCATTTCTGGTAGATCTGGAATCATCCGCTTACCTCAGAGTAAAGCTTAGCCCATACAGCATTCATTGCATTATCAATAGCTTCTGAAAACTGTGGATCATCTTTAAAGATTGCTGTCATCTCACGCATCACACGATCAGCACCAGCAAGGATTAAACCACGCTTATCTGTGCTCTTGTTCATACGATCAGATGTTTCAATGTGTGACCGTAACTCTTTCTCAAGAGCAGCAAGTCGAGCACATCCATTATCACCTTTAATTTCCCCAGACGTAATAGCCATCCGTAGTTCTTGGATATCAGAGTGTAGTGCGGAAATTTCACTATTGAGAATCTCACGACGGTTAAGTTTTTTGTACTTCATCTTGACCCATCGTGACAGGTCATTAAAACTACCAGGATAACCTAAGATCCCCGAGTACACCCAGATTTCAATAATTGACGGCGTAACATCTGCAAATTCTCTGAAGTCCTCACTATCAGCTGCAGGCAATGTGTCAAGCCACTGATCAACATATGTGACATAGACTTTACTTCCTTTTGTATGTGTAGAGGTAGTCATCTTGATGCAAGCTGGTTAGCGAAGGAGTATTGATTAGCACGATCTCTAGCTGTTTCACGTGTTTGCGCTGATAAAGTTTTACGATCTTGCTCTCCTGAAGCTCCAATTTTAGCAATGTCAACATAACCTTGAGCAGCGATATTGCCCTTATCTACCTCACCTTGAGCTCCGATTTTATTAATGTCTATCCGACCTTGAGTCACAAGACCTTTTCTCTCTTGCTGTCCAGCAGTTACCATTCCTCTTCTATCTTGTTGTCCTTGTGCTGCTATTCCTTTTCTTTGCTGCTGTCCAGCAGTTACCATACCTTTTCTATCTTGTTGACCTTGAGCTCCAATTTTACTAATATCAATTCGACCTTGAGTCTGCATTCCTTTTCTTTGCTGTTGACCAGCAGTTACCATACCTCTTCTATCTTCCTGTCCTTGAGCTCCAATTTTACTAATGTCTACCTGACCTTGGGTCAGGATTCCTTTCCTCTGCTGTTGACCAGCAGTGACCATACCTCTTCTATCTTCTTGACCTTGAGCTCCGATTTTACTGATATCGATTCGACCTTGAGTCTCCATACCTCTTCTATCTTGTTGTCCTTGTGCTGCTATTCCTTGCCTCTGTTGCTGTCCAGCAGTTACTATACCTTTTCTCTCCTGCTGTCCAGCAGTTACCATACCTCTTCTATCTTGTTGTCCTTGCGCTGCTATTCCTTTTCGCTGCTGATTACCTTGTGCACCGATTTTATTAATATCTACCTTACCTTGAGCAGTAATGTTACTTCTATCTACGCTACCTTGAGCAGCGATATTAGCTCTATCAACATCACCTTGAGCTCCGATTTTATTAACATCTACTCTGCCTTGAGTTTCTATTCCTCGTCTATCTTGCTGCCCTTGTGCTGCTATTCCTTTTCTTTGCTGTTGACCAGCGGTTACCATACCTCTTCTATCTTGCTGTCCTTGTGCTGCTATTCCTTTTCTCTGTTGATTACCTTGTGCACCAATTTTATTAATATCTACCTTACCTTGAGCAGTGATATTACTTCTATCTACATTACCTTGAGCAGCGATATTAGCTCTATCAACATCACCTTGACTAGCAATATTTGCTCTATTTTCTGCACCCTGAGCTCCAACTAAATTAATATCTTGTCTACCTTGTTGATCTAGTGTTAAACGATTTTCTGAACTTTCAAGTCTTGTTTGAGATTGTGCTAACTCAGCTCCCAATCCCATTTCATTCATTTGACGAGCAGAATCATCTACAGCAAATCTATTTTGCAAATCATATTCCATGGCCATCTTTTGAGTGCCATAATCAAAAGTATCTTTCATCAACGCTTTTTGATTTGACAGCTCAAGATTAGCCGTGGCCAAACGAGTATCTAAATCATACTTCTGTGCTTGCTCTGCTTGTTGCATAGCTAGCTGACTATCAAATGCACTTTGTATCATGTTCTGCTGAAATGTATCCTTCGAAGCTTTTCCTGCATCATCTGTAGGTTCGGAATTATAATACTCATCCATCATGTTTTGGAAGCCGAACATATCGACCCCTCTCATTGGTGTATTCTTATTTTTATTCTTAGCCATGCCTTAGCTTTGTGGAACACTATTACTCTTATTCTACAAAGTTAGAATAAAAGAAACGATTGGTTAAAAATGAACATACCAAGAAGCAATGCTGCTGCATGGGGTCAAGCTGGTAGAGATGCTGGTAAAACGTATTCTCAAATTGCTAATACAACTAGAAAGTATTCTCCTAAGTACGGTGACTTAGCAAAGTTAGGTATTGAAACTAGATCTAGCACAAAACAAGCTGGCATCAAAGCTGAATTGGCTGTACGTAAAGCAGAAGTTGGTGCTGAGGCTCTTCTTGATAAAACTCGAATTAATCTTGACAGAGATGAAGCAATAAGGGATTCTAAGAAAACCATACGTAAAGCTGGTATGGTTTCAGCTGCTGGTCAGCTTATTGGGCTTGGTTTACAAAAAGACACAGAGCTACCACCTGTAACTAAAGCTACTGATTTTTCTGCACTAGAGAACTTCTATGCTAAACAAACCGAGAGAGATAACAAGAGAGAAGCGGAAATTCGTGCGAGAATGACAGAAACTAGTGAAACACCTACTAAGACTACTGACACTACTGTTACTAGTAGTCCTGTTGCCTCAAGTAATCCAAGCAAGTTGGAGGGTAATAGAAAAATTGTTGCAGATGCTATTGCTGGACCAGAATCAGGTAGTTGGGGATACGAAGCATTTAATCAAGGCGGAGCAGCTAAAGGCACTAGAGTATTAGGTAAAAGTGGTTCATACAAACAAGAATATGGTCGCTCTTTAACAGATATGACTTTAGGTGAGATCTTTCATAAGCAAAACACTAAACAAAGAGGTTTAAGCCTGGATGAGCACTATAAGTCTGGAGGCCTACATGCTGTAGGTAGGTATCAATTTATTGGAGATACTCTTCAAGATGAAGTCAAACGTATGGGATTATCTACCGACACTAAATTCACTCCTGAAGTACAAGATGCTATATTCTTTAACCATATAAAACGTATAGGCAATATTAGCCCTTGGGTAGGACCTTCGACTCAATGGGGACAGGGTAAGAAAGATGAAATCAATGCTCTTATACCTACTCTCTAGTTAAATAAATACTCCACCTAAGTTAGCTAATCCTGCAATAATTGCAGCGATTCGCTCTTGCTTAGAATCAGCACGTCGTTGATCGTAACGTCTGGTCTCTTCAGCCATACGATTAGCTTCTTGCTGACGTGAGAGGTCGAGCTGAGCCATTCCTAATGCAGTTTGATCTCTACGTGCATCAATCGATTCAAGTTGCTGTGCATCCCACCTACGTGTATTTTCCGCATCTTGATTAAGCATACGGGTTTCCATACGCTCAGTACGATTACGGTCCTCTATAGCACCAGGACGATTGTATGCTTTATCGTATGCTTTATCAGAAATACGATCTCGCTCTTTTTCTTGTGCGTCCCTTAAAGCAGGTACAAGATCATCCTCAGTCATCGTTGATTCTGCATCAACTGCTTTACCAAGCCGTCTAAGATTTCTGGCAGTTTCTGATTGTTCAAGTTCTTTGACTTGCCTTTTTCTTGCTAAGTCTTGAAGTTCTTTTGTACGTCCAAAACGGTCATCAAAAAACCGTTCAACTGCACTACGCTCTATCGTATTTTTACTAGGATCAAATTTAGAAGTTTCTCCTCTAAGCTGCTGTTCAGCTGTTTGCCCAAGTAATTCTGCTAGCCATTCCATCAGAACATACCTCCTACAACGCCTTGAGTAGCATCACTTCCTAGTTTACCAGCTGCTAGACCAGCCATAATACTTAAGGCACGTCCAGCGGGGGTTGTACCACCTACTTGGCCACGATGCATACCGTAAGCTCCAGCACCCATACCTAACAGATCCATTGCTCTGTTGCCGCTTTCCTCGCCTGTAACAAGATCAGCTGTACTTCCGATTGCAGATCCTACACCACCTACAGCTGCTACTGCAGGAAGAGCTTTAATTATCTGTAGCATTTCATCACTAGCTGCAAAATTCTTTGCTGTATTTCGCATGCTAGGATAAGCTGGACCATCAGAACCAATAAGACGCAATAGAGCATCTTGTAATTTCTCAGCACCAGGACTAACTAGATCGCTATAAGTATTAAATGGTCCTTTTTTATCAGGAGTAATATCTTCTCGTTGAGCGGTATAGGGTTTACCTGTTTGGAAGGCTCTTTGATCTCTTCTTCCTGTAATGCTCATTGTGTAACTCCTTGTAGTGCTTTAGTAGCTTCCATGTAAGTGACTCGTGCTTCCAGTTGTTGAACGGAACGTACAAGTATTGCGATTAACTCAGCTGTGTCAATGCACATTTTCCCTAAGCTTTCATCATAGTAAGTTGCATCTGGTAAAACTTTGGCGTAATCCTGTGCAATAAACCCGTGATGAAGACGCTCGGGAGAAGAGCTATATTCTTCATTGTAATAGAACGTGACAGGCTTTAGATTACGCAGTGTTTCCAAAGCGTTTTCTAAAGGCTGGATACTGTTCTTTGTACTCTCATCACTGATCAGTGCACCGCCAATACTACCAATTAATCCAAAAGCTTTACCCATCATACTGCCTCTAGCTTGTTCAGCAGCTGCTTTTTCTTCGGCTTCAGCCTGCAACTTAGCTGCTTCAACCTGTCCATCAGCAGTGATCTGTGAACTAAGAAGACTAGCTTCACCTAAGATACCGGCATTCTTTTCAGCAGCTCTTGTTGCTAGTCCAGTACCTTCAATGCCTAAGTAATCAGGAGAATTAGAACGTACACTTTCCCAAGCAGCGGCTAGTTTTCCACCATCTCCTTGGCTTGCACCTACAGACTGTATGCCACTAAAGTCAAAGTCCGACAGGTTTAATCCTGCCATTCTAGATCCTGCCATTTTACTACTGTATAGTCTTCTAGTATTTTAACTAAAAGCCTAAACCAAAGTTACTAATGCTGCCACCTGGTCTAAATGCACTGCCATAATTGTTACCAATACCCACACCACCGAATGTGCTAGCACCATAGGAAGCGGGTGTCGCACCGCCTGATGTGCCCATGCTACCAATGCCACCTACAATTCCACTTATACCACTACCAATGCCACTGAACAATGAGCTTTGACCTGCGGCTTTTCCTTTAGCTTCTGTTGCTGCAGCTCCATATTCTGCTGCATCTACCATTGCTTGAGCATTGATGTCAGCCGTTTGTGCCATTACGTCACCTTTCATGCCAGCTTGTCTAGTTGAAGATAAAGCTTGAAGGCCTAGCTTACTTAGCTTGTCATATTCAGGAGATTGCATTCCTCCAAATAAACTCGCCATAGCGGAATCAGAACCAGCAAATCTTGTTGTCATCGTAGTGTCCCGTCAAGTTCGTTTTCAACCGTGTTTCTACGACGGCGTTCAGTCTCTATTATATTACCTACGATTTGTCCCGCCGCTAAACCAGCCATACCACCATAGAATCCACGTCGTACAGGCTTAGCACCGCCATACTTACCTCCTAAAGCAGCACCTGCTACTGCAGTGGCAAAAGGTACAACACCTGTAGTTACTGGAAGACTTCTACCAAGCATTTGTATCTCAGGTCCATGAATACCTTCATCTGTAGCTTTTAAGAAACCTGCTCCAATACCAACTTGTCCATCATCAAATGGATTGACATCCAACAAAGGTTTCTCATATTTAAATGCTTTGTATCTCCCATACTCATCAGGACTTACATCAGGTCGTACTTCTCTGAATTCGTCATAAGGTAAAAGATTTCCGGTTCTACCCATGATGTACTTCAAGCCTACTTCACCTAATACATTAGAAGTCTTACTAGGATCTTCTTCGCTAGGCAGTGCAGCTTTATAACCTTCAGCGCCACCAAAAGGTGTCATCAATCCTAGACCTGTATTAATTGCAATACCAGCAGGGATAGACATGGCTTGAATAGCACCAGGTCCGCCATACTTAGGCTTCCTTCGCATAATGGGAGATCCAGATGCATCAAGCTTCTTTGTAGGCTGCGGTTTCCCTAAGTCATATAAATCAGGTCTTGCTCTAGCAATAACTTCTTCCGAAATAATGTCAGCAGTAGCCTGCGGTGCATTAAGAAGCCAGTACAGGCCACGTGCTGCATCCTGCGTCAAATCTGCCGCTACACTTCCTAGAACTGTGCCTACTCGTTTTCCAGGTGTACTGACATCAAAAGGAACATCAGCTATAGCTCTACCTTTTTCATAATCAGGATCTAACTCTAGATTAAAGGCTGCTTTAAGTGCTTGTGGTGTGCGCCAAGCGCCGAGTAGATTCCTAGCTCTAGGAGCTTCAGGACTTTTACCTGCGCTTTCTCTAGCTTCCATCATTGCTCGATGGCTTGCCTCTCTACCTACCGCATACTCTGAAGAAGTAGCATCTTGTAGATCACTCCAAAATGACATCAGCCTAGTCCTAAATCATTTAAATATTGATCTTGCATACCTGGTAAGTATCCAGGACCTACACCTAAACCTGATAGTGTCTCATTTCTAATTTGATTAGCAAACTCTTGCTGTTGCTGGGCACTCATGCGTTCCCATGCTGTTAAGCCTTCACCACCTAATAGCTTATCTTTACCCCGTTGTAATGTATCACCTGCTGCCATGCCAGCAAAATCACCACCATACGAACCAACAAAGTCAGCAATTGTTTGTGCACCCTCTCCCATACCAAGTTTTGCTGCACCTCTACCAAGTGCTAAACCTCCAAGACCACCGCCTACAAACTGTGTACCACCTGCAATTAACTTATCACCAATATCTCCAGGAGTCTGCGCTGCTGCCATTCCACCAAAGACAGCATCAGGAGCAAGACGTAGTGCAATGTCCTTGCCTTTCATTCCACCAAATAAAGCTTTACCTAAAGCGCTTCTAAAACCAGCACCTGCTGCCATCTTTGTTGCACCAGCTGTTGCTCCTTTTGCAGCTGCACCTCCTAGTCCAATCTTTGCAAGCAATCCTGGAAGTGCTGCAAGTGCGGGAAATGCCATTACTCTTTCTCCTCTGATGCTGCTGGTTGTGCAGCCTGTGCTTCTATCATTTTAGCTTGATTGAATTCATAACCTGGAACACTCTGGCTAAACTGCTCCATCCAGTTCTGCGTTTGCATAGCAGCTGCAGGGTTAGTCATAAGTTCAAGAGCACGTGCACCAACAGATCCTGCCATACGAGTCTTATCTGCTGGAAGCACATCTACAGCACCGTTGTACTCTGCAAAAGTAGAAGGACGCTCTGTAGCTTGTTTACGGAGACGGTTACCTTCTACTAGTGTTTGGGGATCATACCTAACAGTCATCAGAACATCCTCCCTGGACGACGATCCATTCTCATCATACCTTCTGCAATTTGATCACGACGAGCTTGCTCTTGCGAACCTCTATCAACTATTCGTCTAATAGCTGCATCTCGCACAGCTCTTTCAGAAGGCCCACCTGCATACACTCTACCGCGCACCTCATCATCAATTGCACTTACTCCGACATCTTCATATCCAGGATTTGCGGGCACACCTCGGATATATGACGCTGGAGCTTCTTCACCAGCAACAGCTCCAATGAAAGGCATCCTTGCATCTTCCGAAGCAGGGCCTACACCTTCTGGACCTCTCATCTTACGCTTAACACGTTTTGCTTTATCTGAAGGCATACGTGCAAGATCGACTTCCATCTCTAAACCTTTCGAGCGACCAGGCAGGTTTTTAACACCGAATATAACATCAGGCCTTGGTGTACCAGCTTCGCCTTGTGCAAACCGTCGTTTAGATTCAGCATTGATTGGAGTAATGCTTCCTGGGTTCAGATTATTGCCAGCCAAGTCAACATTGTTAAGTGCAATACCTAAACGCTGCTGCTCACCTGCATTCATCTTCAAGAATTGCAACACTTCACCAACACCAGGGTTAGCAACCTGCTGAGCCTTCATCTTACCTTCAGTGTAGATCATTTGAGGGAAGTTTACGCCAGCTTCTTGTCCAACGGCAAGAATAGCATTGGATGCTTGTTGTAATGCATCAATACTACGAATTGGGCCAATATCTCTTACCATCTCCTCACTAAACGGAGTAACGTTACGTTTAACTTTTCCTTTGGTTACTTTTATTTCTCTACCTGCTAAATCAGCGATAGCTTGATCCGCTCTTGCTAAAGCACCACTAATATCAACATCACCGATAGCTCTGCCTTCAAACATGCCTGCAGAACCTGTTGCATCTATTTGTTGCGTAACAAACTCAGTTGCACTTTGTGGATTGGGTGCATTTAGATTGTTATTGGTATCAGGAGTATTTGAACCTGCAATTGCAGTATCCATCTCGACATAATCAGGTAAACCTTGGTTATTAACAAGACTTGTGTTTCTAACTATATCGGGGGAGGTTAAATCGATACGAGCAAGGTTTGCAAGGGCTGCTTCATCATTTCCACGACGACCACCTGGGAAAATGCCTTGACGACGGCGTCCACGCTCTGCCTCTACTGCACTAAGCATATCTGCTTGGTTACGAGCTGCAGCTTCTTGATTAATTGGATTATCTAGTACAGTCTGCCTTCCTGCTTCTCTTTGAGCTTGCATCTCAAGACGAGGGTCAGCCATCAAGCCTAATTCACGCACAAGACGGTCAGTTTGTGCATTAGACGGAACAGCACCCGCTGCAAGTGCTCCCTGTAGTTTTTGTAAAGTATCTGCAGCTGATCTACGGTCAATACCACTTTGTTCTACTCTAGAACTAAAACCTTCACCTTCAGCTCCTCCATAACCCATATCAACAGGGTTTTCAAAACGTGGTTGCTTATCTAGTTGCTTAAGCTGCCGTTGATAGTAACGATCTCGTCGTAATGCGTCTCTTTGATCTCTTTGTGGATCAGCTGGCTCGTAATTACGATCTCCAGGCATCAAATCCCGACCAGCAAGCTCTTCATAGTTCTGGAAACCGATACCTTCAAGTACTCGGTCTTCAACTCCAGCTAAAGACTTACTACCTTGATCAATAGTCCTCTGCCCAAAGTCATCAGAGACAGTCATGGCTTCTTTTAAGCCAACATCTGCATCTCTAAGCTTATTAAGGACTGCTGAGATATATTGAGACGTTATTTCGGGTCTATCACGTGGAGTTCCTGCTGGTCTAGAGCCTGTTCCTCTAGTACGCTCTGCAACTGACCTTAATTGAGTCTCACCTTTCTTAAATGGCTTATTAAACCTAAATGAACCGTCTATTTTGCCTCTAGATACCGTATCTCCAAAACGCTGAGCACCTGCTTGCAAAATTCCTTGAATTTCTTCCTGTGGAATGTTCAATTCTCGCATTTCAGCGATTGCACCGGCTCCACGGATCAATAGATCTAATTCTGAACGAGATAACTCAGCCATTTCTGAAATTACGATTAATGCCTACATATATTGTAGATACTTTACTAAAATAGCTTGCCAGCATCTAAATCTCGAAGATATCGCTCACCTGCAGCACCTTCTAGGTTTTTTGGAATCTTTTCAAAGGGAACGACTGGGCCTACTCCTCTACCTTGAGCTTTTTTCAGTGCACCAGTGTTATCAATAATCTCAGACTTACCATCTTGCCCAATTACCACTGGATTTTCAAGATCTTGTGGAGCATAAGAAGCAGCAGTCACTGATGGAGTATCTGATTGACTTAATCGTGCAGTGGCTTTAGCTTTTGCTGCAGATGCTATAGGATTATCGTTAATTGCTTGCATCATATCGGTTCCACCCATACGAGCACGGTAAGCATCCTGAGTAATTTCACGTAATCCGTTTTCTGCTTGCGGATCACGCGCAAATTTCTTACCACCTTGGCTGATCATTCCCATCTCACCTTCAGCACGGCGCAGATTGTCCATAATATTGCCATCACCTAGCAATGCAGCCCTAGCACGTAGCCTATCATTCTCACTAGTCCTACTTTGTGCCGAAACTGACGGAGGAGCACCTTCAGCTACGCCCAGATTCACCTGATTTGGACCAAAATTAGTGTCTGGTATGTTTAATTGACGCTGATCTTCCAAAGCTGCGGCTTTTGCGCCCTCTTGTGCGCTATTAATCGTGATTTTTGGGATTAATCTACCGTCAACCATCGTACTAGCGTCCATACTTTGGCCAAATGAGCGTGGATTCTCCCCACCATTCAAGGGAAACGACGCTCCGTAGGCTACTGTGCCTGGAATGCTAGCACCTGAAAGCGCATTACGTACATTAATGTTATTACCTGTACCAATATTGTCCATGAAATTTGAATATGACATGGATACTCCACGAGCACCTGTGTTATTGGGGTCTTTTGGTGGAGCTGTGTCGCGAGAAGTAACAGGGGTAGAAGTAACAGGGGTAGAAATAGGGGCAGGAGCACGTTCACTTGAGCTAAGCATGCCGTCGCCACCACGGATATCTGCCATAGAGCTACGCTTACGTTGCCGATCTAATTCTGCTTTTTGTGCAGCTTCATAAGCAGCTTTTTGCTTAGGATCGTTCATACTATATTCTTTTCCACCCATTCGCACGACTGAGCCTTTAGGTGCACGATCTGCAAGGGGTGCTGCACCTGAACCTGCTTCATAGATCCCTGGTGTTGTAGGAACATTCGGCATACCCTCTAATGTTCCCTTATTCGTTGGGGTGTTCCAAATATCATTGGCAATAAAAGTAGCAGCTGCTGCATATGGATTATTCCTTAACATACCAACAGTTCTGCCCAGCCAACCAGTAGCACCTTTTCTAGCTAGTTCTCTTGTCGCTCTTTTACCAGCCTGTGCATCTAAGTTGGTTTGCTGTACTGAAGAAACACGTGGCTGAGCAGCTGCCTGCTTATACGTTTTTCCTGACTTATTTCCTAACTCACTATCTGTCGGATAGTCTTTACCTAATACAAAGTCTTGTAACCCCTTCGAAAACTTACTAAAGGCTTCCATGTCACTGAACTATTGATACTCTCCTCATTCTACAAAAAACACGGGAACCCCACTAGCCACACCTTTCCCTATAACCTTCAAATAAAAAAGAGTTAGAGGATCTACGTAATTAAAAACAAGGTTATAGAAAACACGGGGGTTTAGCGGGGTGCCGTGGTTTTTCCCGAAGGTGGCGGAGAAGCTTTAGCACGTTTTGCCTTCTCCTGCTTAATAGCACCGGTTGGCGTTTCACCAGGTTCTTCTGGTTCAGGAGAGCCGCCTTTATCAATTACGCCACCGCCATAGCCCAAGCATTTGCCCAAAGTCTGGTTCCAGGTATACCCAGGCTTGCACATTTTCCTGTCAATTTGCTCCTGAATGCTTCTGTCGTAGTACATGTGCTTATCGTTTTTTACCATTCTATAAAACTTACAAAACACAAGCAAAACCTACTCGACTCTAAAAACTACCGTTTTTTCCTCCAACCTCCCAGACATCAACTTTGACGAACACAGCCTGCAATAGTAGTGATCTTTCACGAAGTGCTCGTAAACAGGGGTTTTCCCTAAGTTAAGTCCTATAGGGACCTAAATGTGTCAAAAAATATTTCATGATTATTTAGCCTTTTAAAAAAGTCCCCATAGGACCCTAAAAGTATTGCAAAATTTCTGAGATGTCAAACCCCCTCTGGTTCCCGGAGGTTGCTCAAACAAAAAAATAAAGAGCTGTTGTTACACAACCAACGCTCGCTTCGCTCGCTTATATTATTTGTTTCACAAATGTAACGAAAGTTTTCCACAGATTTCACGTGAGTTTTCCACAACTTGTGGAGAAATATCTGTGTAACTTTCGTGTGAACATTTGTTTTGTAACGTAACATTTGTTTACACTTAAGTTTCATCTTCCGATTCAACTTGTGTAATATCAAATGTACTTATCTTTCGCAACTCAACGTTAGCTGCGACTAATTCGTAACTTAAGTTACTCATTTCGTGTCGCTTGTGCTAACTCGGGAACTTGTCTCGGGGTTCTAAATCTCTTAGCTGTATATACTATAGCCTACCCAGGGCCTACCCACAACAGCCACTAACAACTGTAACAGCCACAGGCTCGCGAGTGCTCGCCAGGGTTCACTGTGTTCCCTTTGAGATTAAATCCTTGATCAACATCCAACTATCAGAAAACGCAGCCGTTGCACTTCAAGCTCTGCTGTACACTGCAGACATGCGTGACGCTGCTGAGCACTGCACAGATTGGTCGTATGAAACTCTCCAACGTGCGTGCCTTGACGTTGTAATCGAGGTTGACAGCGCTCTTGCTGAGGCTAACATCTGAACCTCAACATCCCAACAGCCTACTCGCTAGTGCTCGTTGGGAATCTTTATGTTATTTAATTTCATTAAACATATGTATCAACTCATGATGGAACGCAACGGTGTCCTTCAGAAATGCTCTTGGCCACCTACTAGATCGTTAACACGAGCCAGAACGCTCATGCGTTACTACGAACAGGGTTGGCCTAACAACCACTACTGGCTCAAAGTAGTTAACTGACACAACATCCCAACAGCCTACTCGCTAGTGCTCGTTGGGAATCTTTATGTTCTCTATGGAGTGTCCATGTTCACACTAACAGCACCTAACAACAACTGCAAACCATCAACCGTCACATTTGAAATCTTTCGGGAAGACCATATGTGTCCTAATTGCGTGACCGAGTGGGAATGCAATGGACCACACATTCCAGAGGATCAAATGCGCCTCACGACTGAGTCTGGGAGCGATAAGGTGCTTGAACTCGCCCGTGCTCAGCACTACTACCGCACATTGCGTAACGCTGGTTATACATTCAGCGACAAGCACGCACGTATCTTCTGGTGAGTGCCCGTTAACCTCTAAACCTCAACATCCCAACAGCCGACTCGCGAACGCTCGTTGGGAATCTTTGTGTTCTTTAAATCATTAACAACTATGAACCGCAATTCAACCTTAGGTATCCTTGCTATCGGGACAATCCTCGCTCCATTCACTGGTGGAAGCTCACTGCTTTATGCAGCTGGCTCCTTAGGTGCAATGGCTGCAGTTGAATCTTGTACAGGTGAATCACCTGAACCTGAAACTGTTGAAGAGCAACCAGTTAACTCTAAGCTGACTGTAGGTCACGACTCTTGACATAACATCTGCTCACTAGCGCTCGCTAGGAGTTTTTGTGTTCTTTGACTGCATCAAACACATGTATCAACTCATGATCGAACGTAACGGTGTCCTTCAGGATTGCTCCTGGCCACCTAGATCATTCAAACAAGCCATGGCGCTGATTCGTTGCTACAAACGAGCATAGCCTAACAACACCTACTGGCTCAGACCAGTGGACTGATCCAACCACCCAACAGCCTACTCGCTAGTGCTCGTT